GGTCAATGAACTCTCTTGTCTCTCTTGTGCATGATCAAAAAAACCAAGGTTAACAAAGTAACGCTCCAAGTCATTGCGGATGCGTGGGGCGTTTCCAAAGTTGCCGTCCACAAGTGGGTCAAAATGGGCTGTCCCACAACGTCGGTCGAGGACGCCACAAAATGGCGCGACGAATATTTGCAAGCGTCGGGAAAGGCCGCACCGGCGACGCTTAACGAGGCGCGACTTGAAAAGACTTTGCTCGAATCCGAACGCATTCGCGTCCGGCTTCAGCAAGACCGAGGTGAGTTGGTCGAGATCGCCGTAGTGCGCGAAGCCGGAATCCGCATCGGCGCGATCTTCAGCGCCAAGCTAGCGGCACTCGTCAACGATGCTTCGGGAGCATTGGCCGGACTCGACGAAGCGAGCTTGAGAAAGAAGTTGCATGAGCGCACGCAAGCGATCTTGGCCGAGATCCGCAACGAATTAGAAAAAGTATGACATACGAAACACGAACAACAAAAATGATAGTTGGAGTAAAGGGAGAACAAATATTTGATGATAGCGTCACCGAGATCGAGATCGTCGACGAAGCCGCTGGGGAGTTTTTGGAGGTTACCCAGGAAGGCGGGAAACTCCGCTTCGACAAAGAAGAATGGCCGCACGTCCGAGACGCTATCGAGAAGATGTTCAAGCTGTGCCAGAATTATGACTAAGCGCGAACTCTGGAAAATTTACTCAAAACGCAACCCTTCATTTGACGGTGAAGGGATGATAACGCTATCCGCTGCCGGACTTCGCAAGATGTTTGAAACGACGTGGGAAGTTGCCATGTATGACGGAGAAGAAGAGCCGACTTCTAAACAGCCGCCGTCTGGGAATCTCGACGCGCTCAAGCAAATTTTTGGAATGCGATGAACCCACTAGCACAAGGCATCCGAGACGGCATCAAGCTCGCATTCGACGGCACGATACTCGACTGGGCAAGCGATCACGTCAGCTTTCCGAACTCAGACCGCGCTTCGCGCTTCGATCCTTCGGTTGCGCCGTGGCTAAACGCTCCGCTTCTCGCAGCAAGCGATGACGAGACAACACAGGTCTTCTTACGCGCCCCTACTGGGGGCGGGAAGACAACGATGATGGAAACATTGGCTTGCTTTATTGTTGCACAAAAGCCTGGGCCAACTTTGTTCGTCGGACAGACTGACGATATGGTGAAGGACTGGACGGAGTCGCGCCTGTTGCCGATCTTTAACGAATGCCAGCCGGTCAAAGACCTATTCCCCGAAGACAGGCACGCGCTACGCAAGACCACGATCCTATTCCCGCACATGGTTCTCTTCGCAGGCGGGGCGAACATGACCAACTTGCAAGAGAAATCCATGCGTTATTGCATCGGTGACGAAGTCTGGCGGTGGAAGGGTGGTATGATAAAGGAACTCAAGGCGCGTCACCACGACCGCTGGAACCGCAAGACGCTCTTGGTCTCGCAAGGATGGGATGCAGGGCATGAAGCGGACGCAGAATGGGACAGCGGAACGAGGGAAGTCTGGGGATGGACGTGTTCCCAATGCGGGAACTGGCAGCGGTATCTGTTCGATCAGATCGAATACACGTCAGAACGTGACGAAAAAGGCGGCATTCTTTGGGACAAGGTGCAGGACTCCGTTCAAATGAAATGCGAGCATTGCGAGACGCGATACAAAGACGACGCGAGCACTCGGCGCAACCTTGCAAATAGTGCAACTTACCGTGCACTCAACCCTCATCCGGTTCGCGGTCACAGGAGCTTCGAGTATCCGGCCTATGCCGTCTGGTGGATACCGTGGTTTTCCATTGTCAAGGAATGGATCGAAGCGAACGAAGCCAAGTCATCCGGCAACCTGGAGCCGCTCAAACAATTTATTCAGAAGCGCAAGGCGCAGACATGGCAGGACGAAGTCACAAGCGACCTGCCGGAGATCACAACCGGAGACTACGCCAAGGCTGAATATCTGGAAGGGCAGAAGATCGACGGCGAGCATCGGCGATTTATGTGCGTGGACAAACAACGCGATCACTTCTGGTGCGTGGTTCGCGCCTTTCGCGTGGACGGCTCGTCGATGCTCTTGCATGAGTCTCGCCCGCTGACGTGGGAAACGCTCGACGCCATCCAACAGCAGTTCGATGTTGTTCCTCGGTGCGTTGTAGTGGATGCCGGATACGACACTCCGCTCGTTTATGAACAATGCGCTCGGCGTGGGTGGACAGCTTCGCACGGATCGGGGCAGGACGGTTTTTATCATATCGACAACGGACGTCGCACTCGGCGCTTCGTTTCCAAGATCGAGGGGGCGCAGGCCGGATCGGACGGACTCAAGTGCGCGTATTTCTTCTTCTCCAACGAAGGCATCAAAGATAAACTTGCTTCACTTCGCCAGGCTGACGCAACGCCGAAGTGGGAAGTTGCGCGGGACGTTTCCGAGGACTACCGAAAGCAAATGCTCTCGGAGATGAAAAAGGACGTGACGAACTCCAAGACCAAGCAGGTCGAGCAGCGATGGGTTCGCATCGGCGGCAGGCCGAACCACCTTTGGGACTGCGAGTGCATCGCGCTCGCGTCCGCTATGCTTGCAGGCGTTTTGCCTATAGGAGCGGAGAGCTAGTATCTAAGCGGCTCGGCAAGGGGCGAAAAATAATTTCATTTTTTTCTTTTCAAAAATAAAAAAAGCGTAGATATTTAAAACATCGAAAGGCAAGAAGCCCAACGAAAGAAAACCTAAAAAGAAAAAACAAAATGAAAATCGAAACTCTTCCAAATACTCTAAACGAAATCCGCGAAATCGCAGCAGCATCATTCAGCGATTCTGCCGTTAGAAGTGTAAATATCAGCGCATCATTTGGAGACGTTGTTGTTTTCCGAGACAACACAATCAAACTCTTGAAGGATTGCCCAGAGCTTCACTAAGCAACCAAACCGGCGCGGGTTCAATCCCCGCGCCTTTTCTTTTGACATATCTTCCCAGACACTTCCCGTCACGCCATCTGGCTGGCTTGCCATGCGCAACAGACATTCTGAATCGACAGATGAAACCTAGGGACGCCTAGGCGTAGGGTTCTTTTTTTGACATCGCCATCAAATGAATGGCGATGAACAAATCATTTTTTGGCCTGCCGCTTGCAACTCTGCAAGAATTGCAGGGCGACTTTACGGCTTGCTTGAAGGCAATCGCCGTTGCAGGCGCTTCGTATAGCATCGCGGGACGCTCGTTTACTCGCGCCAATCTTGCCGAGGTCGCGCAAACGATCAAGGAATTGCAAGCCGCTATTGACAACGCCAGCGGTTCGCGTATAAGGAGATTCACGCCGACGTTTCCAACACAGCGCCCATAATGCAAGACATCATCACAAAAGCTCTTTCTCTTGTATCTCCCAAGGCCGCGCTGGATAGGATGGTTAATCAAGCCAAGCTCCGCAATTTCGGGCGCTTTGACAGCGCATTGACGAGCGAAAAGCGCGGGATCAGTCGTGGCGTATCTGGTGGAGAAGATACCGCCGGAACTCGCGAACGCTTCGCACTTATTCGGGCCGCTCGTGATCTTGCCGACAATTTTCCGCCCGTTCGTTCGTTGCTTCTCAAATTTGCAACCTACGTTTCGGGGCGAATCGCATACCAAGCTCGCACCGGAGATCACGAAGTTGATACAAAAATTGAAAAGTATTGGAATAAATGGTGCAACGAATGCGACTTCTTGGGCAGGCACAATTTCACAACGCTATTGCAGCTTGCAGTAACGGCAATGCTGCGAGATGGAGATTGTGGATTCATCATCGTTCGTGACGGCGAAGACCTAAAGTTGCAAAGTGTGGAAGCCGACCGCATCGGCTCACCTTACGACAGAACAGACACCGACAAATACATTGGCGGAATAAATGTTGACGATTATGGAAGACCCGTTTCATACGCAATTTTCACGCGCACTATCAATAACCAGTATATTTCTCCTGTTGATATTGTTGCAAAAGAGTTTATCCACCTATTCGACGCAGCAAGACTTGACGAATATCGTGGGCGGTCTGCTTTCGCTACTGCGCTAAACGCAACCCGCGACTTGCAAGAAGCGATCAAGGCCGAGGTGCAGGCGATCAAATATGCTTCATACCAAAGCGGCGTCATCACCACCGAGAGCGGAGCCGCTGACGCTGGCGACTACTTCGCCCGTGGAAACTCAAACGATCAAGGTCAAGTAGCACGCTTGCAGTCTCTCGACCCTGGCACGGTCAACTATCTGACCGCAGGCGAGAAAATGGAGATGTTCAAATCGGATCGTCCGACGGGTGCATTCGGAGAATTTATCCGGCTTATTCAAGCCCATATCTGTATGTCGGTTGGTCTGCCCTACGGCTTCGCGTTCGACGCCGATAAGTCGGGGCCAATGGCACGCATGGAGGCAGCAATGGCAGAGCGCACGTTCTTGCGGTGGCGTGGACTTCTTGAAGGTCAGTTTTTAAACCGTATCAAGAATATTATTCTTCTCGACGCCGCCGCTCGCGGACTTGTTCCAGATTCCGAGTTTCTTCTCGATGGTCGCTGGTGTTGGCCTGCCAAGGTTAGCATCGATTACGGACGCGAAGCTAATGCCGATATCAATTTGTGGAAGGCTGGCTTGAAGACAGCGGGACAAATTTACTCCGACATGGGAGAAGACTACGAAGAAGCACTCCGCGCACGTGCGAAGGAAGCGAACATGATCAAAGAACTCGGACAAGAGTTCGACATCCAGCCTTCACGCATTTCTGATTCTGTTCCGATTACGGCGATTGATACCATTTTCGACGAAAGCAAAAACGAAGCGCCGCCGCTTATCGAGAGCATCGGCATTGGTGGAACGGATGCGCTTTCGGGTATCCTAGCTTCGCTCGGTCGCGGAGAACTTTCAGCGGAACAAGTCGCTGTCATCCTTCGCGTCGTCTTCGGAATGGACGAGGAGAACGCGAACAAGATCATTAACGCCGAACCAGCCGCTCCGGCAGCACAAGACGCAGCGCCGTCCGCATTCGCCGACGAGAACAAGCCAAGCAAAGGCATGATAGAAGAAGCCTTGAAGGGTCTTGCTTGGCGTGAAGAGCACAACCGAGGCGGAACAGCCGTAGGCGTTGCACGCGCTCGCGATATTTCCAACGGCAAGAACTTGTCGGACGATACCGTTAAAAGAATGCACTCATTCTTTTCACGTCACGAAGTCGATAAAAAAGGCCAAGGCTTTACTCCAGGGGAAGACGGATTCCCATCCGCAGGCCGTATAGCGTGGGCATTGTGGGGCGGAGACGCAGGGCAAGTGTGGGCCGCTGATAAGGTCAAAGGCATGAAGGCATCGCAACCCGAACAGATGAAAGTTTCGCTTGCCGTTCGCGATCCATTCGGACGCATTACCGGCTTTGAGACGAAGCATGAGCTTGTCATGCCGACGCCTGAAAGAAACGAAGAGCAAGACGACTTTATAGGACGTTGCATGGTGAGCGGAACGATGACGGGCGAATATCCAGACGAGAGCCAGCGCGTAGCCGTATGCTCTGCACAATGGGAGAAAAAATAATGATTACACAAGGAATTGCACTTGAAGCTAAACGGGCACTGATCTCAGGCGTTCATCAACCAGGCGATGATTATCGCATCGCGATCTATTCGGCATCGGCAAAGATTGGGCCACAAACGAAAACCTACGTCACCGAAGGCGAAGTGAAAGGCAAAGGCTACAAGGCCGGAGGCGTCAAGCTCAAAGGATTCAAGACTGGCATCATCGGCAAGAATGCTTTTATGACATTTGATGATGTCGAAATAAAGAGCGCAACATTCTCGACAGGCGGGGCGCTTGTTTACAATGCGAGCAAGGGCAACGCTACGCTTTGCGTCCTCAATCTTGGCGGAGAGCGTCACGTCTTCGACGGCGCATTTGAACTCAAATTTCCCAAGCCAACCGAAAACAACGCACTCATTCTTTTAGCTTAAATATGAAACCGACCAACCCAATTATTATCGACGGCGAAACATACGACATCTACACGATCAACCTTGCGATCACGTCCGTCGTAAACCCCGACGCAAGCGAAGACGCGAACGTGGCCATGCGCTTAATTCCTACGAGGATATCGAATGGCGAAGTTATACTTGCAAACGACTGCGCACGCTCGATGGCGCTCGGTAGCGTCGATGGAGTGGACGCTCCGACAGCAACTGCCGTCTCTCAAATTTCAGCAAGTATTCAAGAATTCATTTACGCGAAGGGCTTGTAAAAAATGGCGCTTATTCTTTCAGCGGCAACGGGCAACTTTAACGCAGGAGCAACTTGGGTCGGCGGCATTGTTCCAGGCGCAGCGGACGAGGCCCGCGCTTCGACTGGGCATACGGTTACAATCACAGCAAATGTGACTTGCACCGAGCTTTCAAACGCAGGAACAGGAACATTTATTTTAAATTCCGGCGTTACATTGACGGCGAATGTGACAAATAAATCAGCGACAGCATCTTCTCCTTGTTTAGCTTTTTCGGCGGCATCGCCAGCAACTGCAAGCATAGTTGGAAATCCGACTGGTGGGGGAACATCAGGAGCAACTGCTGTTTTTTTTAACGGAACAGGGACACTTACTATAACAGGCAATGCTACTGGGGGGACTTCAACGAGTGCGCATGGTGTAAATAATGCCGCAGGAGGATCATTGAATTTTATCGGCAACGCATTAGGAGGTTCTGGGGGATCGGCAAGCGGAGTGCAAAACAGCAATGTCGGCAATACAACTATTACTGGAAATGTAACCGCTGGAAGTGGAGGCAACGGTGCTCTAAATCTGTCTACTGGGTCACTGACAATTACTGGCTCAATCCTCGCCACCGCGATAGTAGGCGTGACTAATTCCAGCACAGGAACGGTCACTATCACTGGCACACTTACTCCGACAACAAGTGCTCACGCGCTCCAATGCACGAACACAACTGGTGCGAATATAACACTCAGCGGATCGCTTATCTATGCGAGCAACGGATTCGCGCCAACAAATTGTGCGAAGTTTTTGAGGAACCCAACGCCGGCAGCGGCAAAGGTTCGTTTTGCTAAAAACGGATCGACAACATACTCGGACTTTTTCACCGCAGACAACAGCTTGGGACAAGCCGCGATAACAGATGTGCGATTTGGAACCGTTTATGCAAGCGGAGCTTTAACCGGCGTTGCATATATTCCAGCAGCGGGTTCGGTTGCGCTCGGCGTTCCCGTGGACAACACAACAGGAACGGCAACGCTTACCGCAGCTGACGTCCGCGCCGCTATTGGAATGGCGAGCGCAAATTTAGATACGCAACTTGCAGCGATCCCGACCGCAATAACAAATGCTGCTGCTGTCAGAACCAACCTAGCAACCGAACTAGGCCGCATCGACGCGACAATTTCGAGCCGATCAACATTGACCGCCGCGAACGTAAGAACAGAACTCACGCCGGAACTAACCGAGATCGGCGAAGTCCACGCGATCCACGGTCTCGATATCGCAAATGCGCTCACGGTCACGCCGACGCTCCGATCAGCGGGAGCGATCACCCAAGCGATCACCGGCGACGGAACAACAAACACGATAGTCACGCGAGTTTAACGCATGATCGCATCCCTGCTCATTGCAACGCAGGGCTTATTGCCAAGCCCGACGCCGCTCTCAATCGGCGTTCAGGGCTTGCTTTATATTCCGCTCGCGCCTCCTATTGCGCCGACCGATCTGCCTGGCGGTGGCGGGGGACGCGAAGAGAGAAGGGTGACCCTTTACGCTATCGGCAACCGACTCCGATATTCAGTCGCAAGCGTCGATATCAGCGCAGGTACAAGGATAAATGTAACGGGCAGCGCGTTTAATTCTCGCACGTCCGACGCCGCGCTTTCGATCAGCGCGAGCACAACGGCCAAGGGCAACCGCAACCATACCGGCACGGGCCGCGCAGGGATCTCGATCTCGTCCACATTCGACGTTGTCGGATGTGAAGAAGAGAACGAACTTGAAGTTTATTTAATGGCACAAGCGGCGATGGAATTGATGGACAGCATTTGACATCCGCGCCTTCGCATGGATGTCATCGAAGGTGTCTCAATAATTTCAATCGGCGAAGCAAAAGGCCACGGGCTTTATGTGGACGAGCAGACCTTGATGGAAGTCAAGGCGTGCGCGGAGTCATACAAGGGCGGCGTCAAGGTCAATCTCGATCACGGCGCAGGCATTAAGGACATTGTCGGATTCGTAAACAATTTCCGCATCGTCGGGTCGCAGCTTCTCGGCGATCTCAACCTTCTTCAAACATCGCCCATGCGTGATTATGTCTTGGAAATTTCAAGCAAGTTGCCGGACACGTTCGGGATCAGCATCGCCTTTAGTGGGCCGATTCGCGAAGTGGATGGAATGGACTTTGCAAGTTGCACGGAACTCTACAGCGCCGATCTCGTGCAAACACCAGCCGCAAATGCGACCGGGCTTTTCAGTTTTACAGCGAAGCAAGTTGACAAATTTTTCAAACAAATGGAAGACGCAACAATCGAAATCGAACCAAAGGAGGACGAGGTCAGCATCGCCGACATCGTTTCTCGTCTCGCCGCTCTTGAAACCGCATTCGGCGACTACAGGAACAAAATGGAAATGCCAGCCGAAGAGCCAGCCGCAGAACCTATGAAAGAAGAAATGGCCGCTGAACTCAGCGCAATTTCCAAGCTCGAAGCCAAGCTCGACACGATCATCTCGAACTTCGGAGCCGCTCCAGTAAAGGCGTCTGTCGTCGCAGAAGAGAAAGCCGAAGAAAAGTTTGATCTCAAAGCGATCATCACCCAGAAGACCGAGGAACTCGGCAGCCGCACCGAAGCTATCCGCTTTGCAATGCGTAACCACCGCGAATCCTACATCGAGGCCCGCGATAACAACCAACTCAATTTTTAATCCTACCTAATTTATGGCAACACAAAACGACAACGGTATCCGGAGCTTCGCCTTCGCATCCGCGATCACAGCAAATACGCTCGTAAACATCTCGGGCGATAACGCTGCGCAAGCAGCATCAACCGGCGCTAATGCTATCGGAGTCGTCCAGAATGACGTCGCCGCTGGTGCTCAAGGCGCTGTCAAACTTTTCTTCCCTTCACAATTCGGCATCGTGTCCGCGATCGTGACAGCCGGTAACACCGTTTATGCGGTGACCAGCGGTCTGATTCTCGGCACATACGCTAACGCTTCCACGGTCACTCTTGGAGTTGCGATCAACAGCGGCGTTGCTGGTGACGTTGTGGAATACGTTCCTAAATTCAACCAATAATTTAACACCACTATGGCACTCTCATACACAACCATTCGCGCAGACATTGCGCAGGCCGTTTTTGAAGGTCTTTCCAACAAAAACAATTTGTTCATCGGAACCGAAGTCATGCCCGTGTTCAGCTCAGACGTTCGCTCCGGCGCATATCTGAAATTGAACCTCGGCGACTCCGAAGCCCTTAACGACGACGCTCTCAAAATCGCCGCCGGTGCTGGATATCCCCGCACAAGCCGCCGTTTCACAAGCGACTCGTTCGATGCTATCGAGTACGGTCTCGAAGAGGTTCTTCCTGACTCCAACCGCCGCGATCTCGACAGATTTTTCGACACCGAAGTGAACATCGCCGCGATGTTGCTCCGCCAGATCCAAGTCTCCCACGAGGCTCGTGTTGCTTCAGCAGCATTCGCCGCCAACGGTCTGACCGCGATCAGCGCCAGCGCAGCATACACCGACGCGAACATCACCAGCTTCGACGTTCCCGGCGACGTTGCTCAAGCCAAGCTCGAACTCGCCAAATATGGCGTGCTTGCAAACACCTTGATCATGTCCATGCCTGTGTTCGAGCGCATTCGCCGCTCGGCTAAAGTACAGAACCAGTTCTTCGGCATTGTTCCTTCGGATCAAAGCCGTCTCTTGAGCGAAGGCGAAGTTGCCGCCGCTGTCGGAGTTGACCGCGTTCTCGTAGGCCGCGCACCCAAAAACACAGCCAAAAAAGGCCAAGTGTATTCGGGCGGGTTCATCTGGAGCAACACCTATATGGCCCTCGCCAACACGGTTGGCGGTGACTTCTCCGGTGGTGGATTCGGTCGTACGATTGTATGGGCTGCTGACAGTCCCGTACCTTTCGTTTCCGAAACCTATCGTGACGAAGCCCGCCGCGCCGACGTTCTCCGTGTTCGTCAGAACTCGGCAGAGAAAGTCATCGACGGATCCAGCATCATCCGCATCACAACCGGATACGTGTAAGATTCCCCGCAAAGTAAGCATCGGAAAAGCCACCTCGAAAGGGGTGGCTTTTTTGTTTTTGTTGACATATACTTCAAGTGTAAACATGAAACAAAAACAGAAGCTAGTCGCAGGGCTTATCTGCGGCAACGAAGAACCGCGCATCGAGCGATGCGTTAAGTCACTCCAGCAGATATGCAACGAGATTGTTATCGTCCGCGCAATCGGAGCACTCAAGCCAGACCGAACGCTAGAAATTGCGAAAGAACTCGGATGTCACGTTGACGAATATCTCAACTCTCCGCTGGTCGCAGACTGGGAACATCTCGACAACTTCGGAGAAGCCAGGAACAAAGCATTTGCGAAGGCATACGAACTAGCCGGAAAAGATGGCTGGGTAATGTGGGCAGACTGCGACGATGTTATTGAGCCGCACATGGTCGCGCCTACGCTCGCCGCGCTTGAGGAATGCCCGCCAGAGCAGGACTGGATATTGACCGACTACGTCATTCCTGAACAAGGGAAACGCGCACCGAGAGAGCGATTCTTCCGCTACCACACGGCATGGTGGCATCGTCCGGTTCACGAAAACGCGCAGCCTACAAAAGACGTGCAGGTCTATATGCGGCGTGATCTTGAAATCATACATCAACCGCCGCTAGGTCACAGGAATAGCAGCGAGCGCAACCGCCGCATTCTAATGCACCAAGATCGGATGACTTCGCATTTTAAGTTTTACCTGCACTACGAGAACTTCATCGCAGGCAACAAAGAACTCGCCGCGAAATATGGCTCCGAAGCATTGGCGTTAAGCGATCTGGATGGCGTTAACCGCTACGAAGTATTGTTAAACTGTGCTAACCTGACGTCAGGAGCAACATCGCTCAACCTTGCACGCAAGGCTAGAGAGCTTGAGCCAAAGAGACGCGAAGCATATGGACTGGAGGCCAGCATTCTGCTTGATGACAAAAAATACCAAGATGCTTTAAAAGTCGTAGAAGAAATGCTCGAAGTGCCGACTCCGAAGTTTCCACAATGGACGCACCGCAAGGAGTGGTATGGGTGGAAGGGAGATCAACTTTACGCTTGGGTTCTCCGACTTCTCGGACGCAACGAAGACGCCGAAGAGATCGAGCGCGAAACATTGGCAGGATCAAACAAGCCCAAGATTTCTCTCGTCCACGCAACGCGAGGAAGACCGATAGAGGCCGTGCAATGTATGACGCTATGGCTTTCCCGCGCAACGCATCCAGAGCGCGTGGAGCATATCTTTGCAGTCGATCACGACGACACTACGGCGGACGTGCTCAAGCGCTTTCGATCTGTAACGCAAAAAGACCAAGGGTATTCCGTCGGAGCTTGGAATTTAGGAGCGGCCAAGGCATCGGGGGACATCATCATTCAACTCTCTGACGACTGGGAATGTCCGCCAGGGTGGGACGAGATGATCGAGACGCGACTCGACATTTCGCAGCCGCAGGTGCTCCGGATCTCGGACGGATATAGAAAAGACGAATTGCTTTGCATGGCAATTCTTACGCGCAAATATTATGAACAACATGGACTATTCAACCCAAGGTTCCGAAACGTATACAGCGACACAGATTTCACCTTTCGTGCCGCGAAAAATGGGGCGATTGTTGATGCTCGTGATATTAGCATCGTACACCACCACCCGTTTTTTGAAGAGCGTCCGCTTGATTCGACATATCAGCGTGGAAACGATCCGGCAGAATATGAAAGAGCGAAGGCAATCTTTGAAGAACTCCACACAAAATGAGTGATCGACCAACACCAGAAACAGACGACATCGCGCGAGGAAATCATGTCGTTCCGACCGAGTGGGCGCAGCAACTGGAACGCGAGCGCGACGAGGCGCGGGAGTTACACAGAAACGCTTTACGCGCACGCGAAGCAACTGAAAGGGAAGTTGATGCAATGCTGGAGCGAGCACACAAAGCAGAACTCGAGCGCGACGAAGCGCGGGAGAAAGTAGAGCAACAACGAAAAGAAATCGTTCGCTTGAACGGCTCAACAAGTCATGCTGGTGGAACTCCTCTAAAAATTGCTTTGAGAGAGCGCGACGAGGCGCGGGAGGCTTTGGAATTTCGGCGTGAGCTTTACAAGGTTCAAGAAAAATGCCTTGAGGATGCAAGGCGCGAACGCGACGAGGCGCGGGAGGCTTTAATGAAAATTGAAGATTTATTCATCGATTGCACAGACGTTATCGCGTGCAGAGAAAAAATGGGTATGATTGCAATAGCTGCATTGCAGGAAATAAAATGAATAAAGACGTCACTCTAATTGTTTTTGAAGGCTTAAAATCAAGGCACGAGCAAAGCGAGAAGCTATTTAACCACCTTTGCGGGTTGGGCGGATTCGGTGACGCCGTTTATATCGCAGAGGACTGCACATACCAGCAGGCGATGCACTGGGAACTGGGTCGCTTTGCTGACTATATCGACACGTCGCACGCGCTCATTTGCACGCATGACGGGTTCATTGCAAACCCGCATCTGTGGAATGATTCATGGCTTGAATACGATATGGTCGGAGCGCCTTGGCCAGCGTTTTGGAACGTAGGGCATCGAGTCGGCAATACCGGATTCACGCTCCAGAGTCAGAAATTCTTGCAAATGGCAGCAAAGGCCGAAGCACTCTGGAAGGGCGAGGCAGGGGATGTCTTTTTATGTCGCACAATGGAGCAAGGCTTTCGAGATAACGGCATCAAATACGCGCCGGTCAATGTTGCAGCGGCCTTTTCTTGGGAGCATTACATTGAAGAAAATATGGCTGGGCCGGATCGCTCATTTGGATTCCACGGGTGGGTGGCAGGGAAAACACCGGATCAATACTATACGTTTTGAATATTTTAATTATTTACCATTTGCGACTCGGAGACATCGCGCGGTGCTTGCCGATAGCGAAGCACTTCTCAGATCAAGGCCACAACGTGATGTTCGAGTGCTTGCCAGAGTATCACGGTCTTTTCGAGATGGTGGACTACTGCGAGCCGCTCTATCCACAGAACGATCACAGCGGATTTCACCGCATCATCAACCTTCAAATTTGGCCCGGCTTGCACGAAGATTTTTGTGCGAGCGAGCTAGGCTGGAGCGATTACGTTTACGGACTATTTCCAGAAGGAAAAGATATCGATCGCCAGATAGTTCTCAACTCTCCCGCAATAGTAACGCCGCCCGAATTAAAGTCATGGGTTCTTTGCTTCCCGACCGGATACAGCCAGGATAAAAAGATCGACGTGCGAGACGTTATCACCGTCGCGCACCAAGTCGCAAACGGCAGACCCGTTCTTTGCGCAGGGAAGGCCGCTCACGGGATGGCTGAGTTTGAAAGCATAGAATATATGTGCGCGTATATTCGAGACGCTCTAGAACTTGTTACGATCAACACCAGCACAAGCATTCTTGCATCGGCACTACGCAAAAGCTGGGTTCACATCGCGGACAGTCCGAAACACGATTTCAAGCATCCAAACCAGCGACGTATTGAGCGCAAGTTTTGACGCATCGTCCCTTTTGTGGGACTGCTCGACATATTTACGAACGATCTAAGCGCGATCATGAACGAACTGCCGTTGGCAGTTACGTTCGGAGAGCGCAACTTTCTTGCGAACCGGACGACATACCGGCGCGACAACAGCCTGGCAGATGGCGGATTCATGGATTCCGCATCCATGACCATAACGGCGATCTACGATGCGTTCGTGCAGACTATTTCTCTCGGTGACGTTCTCGTTATCGGTGGCCGTCGCTTTCGCGTTACATCAGCCGAGCTTTCCCAAGACGCAGTCAGCGTCGATTTCACTCTCGAAGACATTAACAAATGAGCATCTTTTTTCCAGAAGACGAGGGGCGAGAAGTCCCAGAGACAGACTACCAACCAATTCTACGCACAGAATTAGTGACGGGCGCAGCGGGGCCGACCGGATCGCAGGGCGAGAAGGGCAATACGGGAGCTACGGGTGCGGGAGTAGTAAGCGGTGGCTTCACAGGGCAAGTGCTCGCGAAAAAAACCAATGCCGACTACGATACCGAGTGGGTAACGGGCGGCGGCGGCGGTGGCGCAGCGATCTGGGGCGGTATTACAGGAACGCTTTCAAACCAACTCGATCTGCAAGCCGCGCTGGATAACAAGATCGCGATCGGTGGCGTAACGTGGGGGAGCATTACAGGCACGCTTTCAAATCAAACCGACTTGCAGACCGTGCTTGACGCAAAGGCTCTCAAGGTAACAGCGATCACGGCAGGCACAGGGCTTACAGGCGGTGGTGATTTCTCGCAGTCACGCACGATCTCGATGCTTGCAGACGTTCCTGCGGACTCGCTCAATTTCAACACGGCGGCGACCGAAGCGAATGCTATTGGCAAGATGTTTTGGAATGCAACCGAAGGCGCTCCGCAAGTCGGATTGGCAGGCGGCAATTTGCAGCTTCAAATGGGATCAATGCTTGTTGCCTACGTCCGCAATGCCGAGTCAACGACCCTAAATAAGGGCGAAGTTGTTTATCTTTTCGGCGCAACTGGCAACCGCGCCAGCGTCAAACGTGCATCTAACGCAGCTGACGCCAGTTCATCAAAAACTATCGGCATTGTTGCCGAGAGTATTGGTGCAAATCAAAATGGATTCATCATTACGCAAGGTACGATCGACGGATTATCGCTAGGGTCGCCGTATGTCGAAGGTGACTCGATTTATCTTGGGAATACACCAGGAACATTCACGCGAGTAAAGCCTACACAACCAAATCACATCGTTTTTATCGGCGTTGTCGAACGCGCCAATGCTGGTAATGGTCAGCTATACATCCGACCGCAAAACGGATTTGAGCTTGAAG